TTATTAGCTAATGCGCCATAAAGAGAGTTCAACAAGATCTTAATAGCCATTTGATTATTCTCAAGCTGATTGATTTCAGCTTCAAGAGATCTTGATTTTTCTTTTTCATACAGTGATTTAGCTTTTAACATCTTCTTCTTGATTTCAGAACGCTCGGCATAATAATCGACAATAAGTTCTGGAATGATTCCTTGCTTGCCTTTTGAGAAAGGAACACCACTTGCACATATAGAATGCTCATCACATACTTTTTCTTTATTATTTAGATAGTACTCAACGTCTTGAACGTGTACACCAAACGATTTATCTCTGATCAAAGTTTCGGGTGATATGTTGGACTGAACAATAATATTAGGATATAGAGAGTTCAGATCAAACGATACCACCCAGTCGTGTGCACCTACTTGAGGATCTTTAACATAACCACCCTCAATCACATTCGGATTAGATCTATTTTGATATACAACCTTTTTAATTTGTTGAACTGGTGAAATGATTTTATTTTGAAATAGTCTACGGTATATGATTGATTCCCATATTGATGTAGTTCCAAATGTATCAGTTAAATTAACTCCAGCTCTATACGCCATTGTAAACGCTAGATTAATAAGACCCATCTTTTGGTCAATACGATCGACTAATTGTACATCTTTAATGTTGTAGTCAATAAATTTTTGATAATCATTTTTATAAAGATTTAATAAACTACCGTGTTCTTCAAAAGAAAGTTTACGTTCACCAAGAACTACATATGCTATATGATCAAGACGATATGATTCTTGTGGACCATATGAATATCCAAACTTTCTAAATAACTCTAAGTAATCAGCTTGTTGAATTCCACTGATGTCGTAGCTGTAGTTCATTCTGCCACCGATCATCATGTTTCTATCATTAACTAAGTTCCATGGAGATAATCTGTTTGCTGCTTTCTCACCACCAATGTTTTTAATACGGTTTACGATGTAAGGTATATCAAAGAAACGAGTATTCCAACCAGTAACTACGTCAGGATAGTTCTTAACCCAGTAACCTAAGAACTTAGCGAGGAGTTCAGTTTCATTCTTACATTTATGATATTGTATCAAATTACCGTCGAGTTCTATTTCACATTTTGCAGAAGTATAATCACCGCATCCCCAGACTTGATATACTGAAGACTTACTTGATTTTACTGTGATGGCTGTAACTGGATATGCTGCCTGTTCAGGAACAGGAAATCCATCATCTGATGCAACCTCGATATCGAAATTGACTATGTTAATAGCATTTGGTTCAAAATCGATCTTTTTAGGAAACGTTTCAGTGATGAACTGATGTATGTAATTGGTGGAGCCAAAAATAGAAACTCCATCCATTTCTTGATATTGTTCTAACCATTCTTTAGCATCCCTCATAGTTGGAAATGTCATTGGTGCCACGTAACCAGAGTCAAATCCTTTGAACTGAGTTTCCTTCTTAGAAGGTGTATAGAATGTAGGTGAGAACTTATATCGCTGAGCTATGGCAGCTCCGTTCTCGTTATAACCACGATAAAGGATAGAATTGCCATAGCGATTGACAGAAGTATAAAATGATTTCATACTATAATTATAACACAATTTTATTTAAATGTAAACTATTATTTTGCTCTATTTCCACGTAGAGCAAAGAATGTTCCACCGACCCATAAGAATACATGAAGGTTATCATATAAAAGAACGTCCATAAAACTTGCTGGTTCGCCGATCCATATAACACCTGTCATTATACAGCACATAGTGATTCCACTAAATCGCGTTAGCATATCACCAATATCTGGTATATAACATCTTTCTAATATTGGGAGGTAAGGTTTAATCATTAGACCGCCTACTATTAATCCGATTCCAGCTAATAATTCTCCATAAGCTACGAACCACCATACTATATAGGAAAGCTCAAATGATTCTGCGGTTTCTATATCAACAGGAATCTTGTCGAGTCCTTGTTGAATAAACACAATGGCTAAGGGTAGCCGTAATAGCCACTGTGATAAACAAAATTCAGGTATTTTAATTTTCATAATATAATTTATAGTTTAAATATTTTCCAATAATTTCTTTAATTTTTTCTTACTCTTTCCTCTGACCTTAGCTTTTTTGATAAGATCAATGTTACTCGTATCTTCACTTACTACTACGAGTCCAATCATACCCATTGAAGCATGTGGTGTACACTGGTAAAGGTACACACCTGGTGTATCAAAAGTAATAGCAACTTCTTTATTGTTCTTACTTTTCTTTGGTAACGCCCACCCATCTGGTCCTGCAATGAAATGTACATTGTGTCCCTTAGATGCTGGTAACCAAGTGATAGTATCTCCAGCATCGATATTAGCTACATCGACTGAATACACCATCTTTTCTTTACCTTTTTTATTTAGCATCTCGATATCCATATCTGCAGCAAAAGTAGAACTTACTGCCAATACGAATCCTAAAAATATTCCATAAAATATTGCCATATTAATATAATACTCCCATTTTGGTTTATTCTCCATCATCTTCCCAGGCCCATTTAAACGGCCTGTTGTTCCTCATTAGACTACTGTATTTATCATTTGTATTATCATTTAATCTTTGTAAATGATATCCAGCCTCTGCGTCTATATTCTTTATTTCATTAAATACTCGACGGTTACGATTTATTTCGTTCTGCCACGCCATCTTTAAATATAATTTATATACAAAAGTATTTACTGCATCGCATACATGACAAGTTCTTTCTAATCCGTACGTTAATACTGACATTTTTTCCTCTTTTAAAAAAATTAAAACTTAAGAGCGGACCGAAGCCCGCCCCCTAGATTAAATCCAATACCTGTAAGAAGGTATGCTTTTTGGTCTTTGAATTTCCTTAACTCTTCTTTCAAGATCCGCTAAGTCGATAGATTCAGATAAAAATTTCTGTTCTGCCGTCATAGGTCTTGAAGGTATTAGGTTAAGTATTTTCGTTAAGTAGTTGCGCATCTGTGCCATTGGTTGGTCTCCCAGTTCCGATTGAAATTTTCTGGGGTCGCTTTTCTTTTGGAAGGATTACTTCTATTTTGACAGTTAGAATCCCGTCCGTTAGATCAGCACCACTGACTTCTGCGTACTCTGAAAGCCTAAACGATTTTAAAAACTTTCGACCTGATATGCCTCTGTGGACATATTTTTTATCTTTTTCTTTACCACTATCACCTTTAATCGTTAATACGTGATCTTTCAGTTCAATATTAATATTGTCCTTAGAGAATCCGGCAATCGCTAATTCTATATCATACTCGGTATCACCATGTTTAATTACATTGTGAGGTGGATATGAGTCATTTGCGTGATTTGTGATTTGTTCTAGTTCGTCAAAAAGATGGTCGAAACCTAAAAAAGCGTTCCTAGGGAACATAAAAGTACCAGTCATAGTTGCCTCCTAATTTAGCAAGGTTAAAATTTATAGGCCTGATTTCTCAGCACCTATAGTTATATATACAAAAGAGTTATTCATCTAGTGAATAACTGCGATGCAAATAATGCATAGTTATTATTTTCTTTAACAATTCTGTTAAAGTTTTCTTTGTTGTGTTTATTAATAAAATAAGAATTCTTTCTAACAAAAATCTTATTAACTTTTTTATTCAACCAAGGATATTCTTTAAATCCTAGTTTTTTTAAATCAAAGTCACCGTTGTATATAAAAGGTTGACCTATCATTAAAGCTTTCCAAACGTGATCTTTCTTAATAATTTTTACAACGGCAGATTTTTCCATTTCTTCTGTATTCCACCATTCTTTATTATCAGTAATAATATCATGATCTACGTCTTTTAATACGTTAAACATTCTATGCTGTATATAATGAGGACCATAAAAATTCCATAGTTTTACAGGAAAAGAATTTATAGAAATTATTCTATCATCGTCTAAATTACTGTCATTACATAACACTTTAAAAGAAATTATAGAATCAGATATAGGTTCATCAATTGAGAGATGACCACAACTAATAATTATTTTAATATTATTACTTACTAGGAATGCCATTAAATCAAAACACATATCATGAAGTTTTGAATACATTTCTTCTAAATTAAATATAGGAATAAGAAAAATATTATTCTCTGATCGATCATATTTGGAAAATCGATCACCATGTATACATCTATATTTTACGTTAATATCAGTAAAACAATTTAAGAATGATTCATCTGCTAGATAATAGTCAAACTTATTTTTATCTTCTACCCATATTGTTATTTCCTGCCGATGTTGTATTTCGGAGACAGTTCCCAATTATTCTTGTCCTTAAATGATATAATCTTAATTTGTCTAAGTGGTGCCATCGGATTTAAGTTATCCACACCTTCAATAGTTACAAGACCCCAGTCTGACATAAGAGTTGCTATTGTATTTCTTCTTCCAATATCTGCTTCTTCTAGATTAGATTTCTTTCCATCTAATAAAAAGAGTTCTTTGAAATGCACAATAAAGTAGCGTCCTTGTTTGTGGAGGATGTGACAGGACTGATATAACTTTTTATCTTTTCTTGATGCTACACCGATTCGGGTAAGTGTCTCTCTGACTTTTAAAAAATCGTCAGGTTCGTTAAGAGAAACCTCTAACATTAAATCTGGGTTCCACTCAACTAAAGTGTCTAATTCTTCCATTTTAAAACTCACGGTTTATTATATTATATTATTCGTTGATACTATTTATAAAACTACCGACTTCTACCGCCTTTACTGATCTTTTTACGAATAACATCTAACTGGTCTTTCGTGAGTATTGAAAGAACTTGATAAGCTTTGTCTCGTGAATAACCATAATATTCTTTTATAACTTCAACATCTGCAGATTTATCTGCTTTATTCCATTTAGAGAATCTTTTTCTTTTTCTTATTATTTGTTTTAAGAAGTCATACTGCATGCGTGAATCAATTTGAGCATACTTATTCATTTCATTTGCGTATATTACAGTATCATTGTAGTATGACAATCCTCTATTGACCATAAAGGCGTTATAATCTTTTTCAGCAAGATCATCAACCATAATATCTTTCTTTGTATCATTTATACTGTTTAAATAATCAAAGTGGTTCATATATCATCTCTTATTAAATTATTTTTTGCTACTATCTCATTTAGTATTGTCATAGGACTACCAAAGTGTAAGCCTGTAGCAACTAAAGCGTTTGTATCTTTTGGAAAACAAGCTCCGCCAAATCCTAGCTTTCCATCTGGACCTGGTACTTCCATATGACTTGTTCCTATTCTTCTATCCATAGAAACATGAGATGCCACTGTATTATAATTAATATTAGTAGCCTCACATAGATTATGTATCTCATTAAAAAAAGAAACTTTCGCTGCTAGAAAACAATTTACCGAATACTTAACAATTATAAGTTCTTCTATAGAAGCTTTTACTGTAGGAAACGGAAACACATTTCTCCAAAAATCATAGTCAGGTCCACCAAGTAACATATATTCTGTATTTTTAAAATCGTCCATAGAATTAGCAGCAGTTAAAAATTCTGGACTGAAATTAAAACTCTTTCCTAGTGTTTTTAATTTATTCCAGCCTTCTAAACTCATAGTACTTTTTATAAGTACTGGTTTATTATCTGGTACATGCGCGCAGACGTTATTGATATATGACATGTCACATCCACCGATAAAATCTGATGGCGTTGGAACACAAACTATATATCCATCAGAATCATCTTCTATTAAATTTTCGTTGTACTTAGGATCGACAATCTTAACATCATGATTTTCTTTTAATACATTATGTACAGCCTTTCCTACGTAACCAAATCCTATTAAAGTTAGTTTCATTGTATCGCCTGTGCTAATGCTTGTATTCTCATGACATCTAAAGCTATATCATGTGTTGGGTTATGTTTTACTAATTCGTCACAAC